CGATTCATTAAAAACTAAATTTGAACATAAATTACCAAATGCCGAAGCAGAGCTTCGAATTGAAGAAATGGATCTTCAAAGTAAGGAGGGATAAATAATGCCTGATACTGGATGGTTAGAATTCACAGCTGCAGCTGCAGTTGCTAGATCTGGATCTAACGGCACTTGGGCTAATGTGAGCAATGCTCTTACTGGTTCTTCTACTTATGCTGAGATTGATACTGATAAAAATGATTATAGTCCATTTTTAAGAGTTACAAATATGGAAACTTATTATTTTCCACCTGGATGTACTCTTGATGGTATACAAATTTATGCTAACTTTACTACACCATATGATAATGATTGGGTTGATGATGATATACATTTAGTTTTGAATGGATCAGCAAACGGTAATGATTTTTCATCTTCTTTAGATTGGAATGGCATAAGGTACTATGGGGGATCGACTAGTACTTGGAACACTTGGCCTATTTTTACTATAAGTAATGTAATAGATTCAACTTTTGGTTTCCAAGTATCTGTTTTAAATGACGGAACAGATAGTGATTCATATGCAAGAGTATATGAAATTTATGTTAAAATATTTTATACATTATCAACTGTTTCGGTGCCTACAATAATAATTTTTTAAATCTAAATATCATTTTTAATCTAATAATAAGGATTAGTGTATTATAAATATGTGTATGTTTAATAAAAATAGGAGAAAATAATGAATTTAAAAAGTCTTTTTGGAATGAAAAAAAATGTTAACGAAGAAGTAATAGACGAAGCAATTAAATCGTTTGAACAAAAACCAATGCCAACAATTAAAAATATTATGGCAACAAAAGGTGAAGGATGGGAAAATGTCACCGACATGCAGGGAATTGGTAATGTAGGACTTCAAAGTTTTAATACTTTTTATAGTAGCTATATAGATAAACATTTTGAAAACGAAATACAAAGAATGGCTGAATATAGACAAATGGCCGGAATGACTGAAGTTGCTGATGTTGTTGAGGATGCGACAAATGAATCTACTCAAGTTGATGAAGAAGATAATATTCTTCATTTAAATATAAAAGATAATGATTTAGTTAATAACGAAAATATTGTTAATAATTTAACAAAAGAATTTAATGAATTATTTAAAGAAAAAATTGATATTGAAGAAGTATTATGGGATATGATTTATAGTTTTTATGTTGATGGTAGAGTTTTTTATGAAAGAGTAATTGACACAAGACATCCAAAACAAGGAATTATAAATATTAAAAAACTTCCCGCTGAGACAATGGATTATATGAATGATCCAATGACTGGTAAAATAAAATGTTATTATCAATATTTATCAGGTAAACGATCAATTAGACCAACATCATTGGAAGAATTAGAGAAACGAGATGATGTGATATTATTTTATCCCGGTCAAATTGGATTTGTTAATAATGGAGTATATGGTCAAAGTAAATATGAGATTTTAGGATATCTCGAAAAAGCAAAAATCCCTTATAATCAATTAAAATTATTAGAAACATCAGTTGTTATATATAGAATTATTAGAGCACCTGAAAGAATTGTGTTTAGAATTGATACAGGAAATATGCCAAGAGATAAAGCTCTGAAATATGTAGAAAAAATTAAACAAAAAATGACTAAGAAACAGTCATATAATCCAACAACTGGTACACTATCGAATGATCCTGAAATTTTAAGTCTCTTGGAAAATTATTATGTCCCACAATGCTTACGATTAAACACTTCTGTGAGTTTATTAGATGGTAGAAATATTACTTTAAAAAATCTTATTAAAGAACATGATGAAGGTAAAAAACATGAAGTATATTCTGTTGACCAAAAAACAGGTAAAATAATAAGAGGTAAAGTTAAATGGGCTGGTATAACACGTAAGAACGCAAAATTAGTTAGAGTTTGGTTTGATAATAATGAATATTTAGATGTAACACCTGACCATAAATTCGTAATGAGAGATGGTAGTGAAGTTGAAGCTCAAAACTTAAAGAAAAATAATTCTTTAATGCCATTATATTTGAGAAAAGAAAAAATTAATCCTAAGTCCAATAACTATACACAAGTTTTTAATCCTAAAACAAATGAGTGGGAATTTGTCCATAGATTATTAGGACCATTACAAAAAAGAGGTAATGCCATACATCACAAAGACTTTAATAGATATAATAATATGGAAGATAATCTTGACAGTATGCTAATTAAAGAGCATATAAAATTACATTATATGTCAAATGTAGAAAGAAAATCTCATATACTTTTATTAAAAGCTTTAAATAAACCTGAAAATAGAGCTAAACAAAAACAAGCAGCAAAAGAATATCAATTAAAAAGATGGAGTAACCCATTAGAAAGACAAAAAATGTCTGAATTTACAACAAATAGGCACAAAAATGATGTTGAATATCAATCATTAATTAAAGAAGTTTTTAGTAGACCAAAAACTAAAGAACATAAAGAAAATTTAAAAAAATCTAATATAAATTATTTTTCATCTAATGAAGGAATTGAAAAAAAAATGAAATAGGAAAAGAAAGTAAAAAAAGATGGAAAGATAAAACATATAAAGAACATATGTCTAAAGTAAAGTCATCTATTATTGATGATAAAGTTAAAAAACTTTTTATGTCTGAATTTATTAAAGATTTTAATATAACATCGCCTAAATTTATAAGTAATCTTAGTAATGGTAAATTTATGAAATATTGGATAGAAGTTAATAAAAATATAAAAGCAATTAATAAAAATAAATTAGGTAAAGATTCTTTTTATAAAATTATTAGGTCTTTAGGATATAACAATTTTATAGAATTCAAACAAAATTTTGTAAATCATAAAGTTGTAAAAATAGAATACCTAACTGAAAGAGAAGACACTGGATGTTTAACAATTAAAGATTATGGTGATAATCATAACTTTGGTTTATCATGTGGAGTGTTTGTAAAAAACTCAGCTGATGGACGTGGAAGTCAAATAGAAACAATTGGTGGTAATTCTGATGGTTTTTCTAATTTAGATGATGTTTATTATTTTGCCAGAAAACTATATAGATCGTTAAAATATCCTATATCGAGAGTATCAGCTGGCCAAGAAAATAGAGATGCAGATATAATGTTTGGTGGTGGGAATACTGGTGAAATTTCAAGAGATGAAATAAAATGGAGTAAGTTTCTTGAAAGAAATCAAAAAAAGTTTTGTAATGAGCTGACTGAATTATTTTTAATTCATTTAGATTTTAAAGGGTTAAAAAAATTATACGAATTAAATAGTAAAAAATTATCTATTACTATGAATCCACCGTCAAAATATAAAGAACAAATGGAAGCAAATTTTATTGAATCGAGACATAGTAATTATCAATCATTAGCTGATAGAGATGAAATGTCAAAATACTTTTTAATGCGTCGATATTTGAAATGGACTGACGAAGAAATTAAAGAGAATGTTGAAGGCAGAAAAAAAGATATAAAATATGGATTCACAGAAGATGATGAATAAAAGAACACAAAAAATATAAATAATATAAATAACGTATAGATTAAAAAATATAAAATGTAAATAAATGTGATGGGGGATTATTGTAAAATGGGAATAGATAACAAACAAATTAGAAAAGCTTTGGATAAATTTGAAAATGATAAATTTATGGATGCTAAAGAAATTCTATCAAAAGAAATTAATTCAACTAAAGAAGATTTTATAGAAAAAAAGTTAGGACTTAAAAATCCTATAAATTCAAAAGAAGATTAATTAAAGAAGTATTATATGATAAAAGATAGTATACAAGAAGCTTATGATAAAATGCTTGAAGCTAGAAGTTATAAAGATGAATTAAGTCCTCAAGAAATTATAAAAAATATGGATAGTAAATTTGCTAATGAATTAAAAGACAGATATTATGGTGTTGCTGATAATATTGGCACTTTAGTTACATTATTAGCTTATGAAACTGCATTTAGTAAAGATTATAATAACGCAATGACTGCTTTGAAAGCTTTTAATAAAATGAATTTGGGGAAATACATATAAGTAATATAATAGATAGAGATAAAGACAAATTACAAGAAAAATATGATAAAATTCTTGAATCTTATGATAAAATTCTTGAAGCTAGATTTGGTTATGATAGTAAATATATGGACAAAGCTAATAGTATTATGGCTGATTTTCTTGGGGAATTAGAAGATTCAATACCAGACAACAAAGATGCTAAATCAAGATTACGTTATAAAGAATTTCGAAAAATTGACGATGATTGGGAAGAGCTTTGGGATAAAATATTATCATTAATAAAGAAAATATAAATGGAGAATTAATAAAATGAGTTTAAAACTTATAACCGAACTATCACATGATTTTGAAATTTCAGAATCAAAGTCTAATGGATTAAATATTATTGGTATTTTTAGTTCAGCTGAAATAGTTAATAATAACAATCGTAAGTATAAAAAAGATATTCTTGAAAGAGAAGTTGGAAAAATTCAAGAAAAAGTTAAAAAAGGTTCACTTTGGGGTGAATTAGGGCATCCACCAAATCCAGAAATTAATCCCGATAAAATTGCTATGCTTACAAAAACTCTTGAATGGCGTGGTAATGATTTATATGGAAAATCCAAATTATTAGATACTCCTATGGGTAATATTGCTAAAACTCTAGTTAAAGAAGGAAAAATGGGTATTAGTTCAAGAGGTTTAGGTACTGTATCAGAAGATGGATATGTTAATGAAGATTTTAATCTTATAACTTGGGATTTAGTTACTGATCCATCAAATAATCCTTCATGGGTTAATGGTATATATGAAACTAAAGAATGGCCAGGTGAGGCAACAGAAAAACAATATACAATTAAAGAAGCTCAAGAAGCACATAAGAGACAAATTTGGCAAGTTATTTCACAAATTGAAAAGGCCATATAATGAAATTATATGAAAAATATATTAATTCTGATTTAAATGAAGCAAAAAAGGGGATTGATAAAAGTGATGTAAGTAAACTTATTAATTTTTCAATGGATATTAGAGCACTTCATGCTGTAGGTGAATCTTTACATACTCACTTATCTTTTATGAAATCCCATATAATAGATATGCAGAGACGACATGATTCATATATGAAAGGTAACAAATAAGATCCTTATCAGTAAACATTTATGTCATTTTTTGACAAAAAATATAGTTATTAATAAATATAAGCAAATAAATAAATAGGAGGATTTAGAAAATCAATGGAAAAACTTCTTAAAATGCTTGGTGTTGCAAAGTTAGATGAATCAGCACAGGGCGATATAAAAGAAAAAATTAAAGATATAATTGAAGTTAAAGCATCTGCTTTAGTAGAGACTAAACTTCAAGCAGAAAAAGAAACGTTAGTTACTTTATATGAAGAAAAGTTTGATGAATATAAAGAAGATATTACTTCGAAATTTTCAAACTTTGTAGATTCAGTTCTTGATGAAGAAATGAGTATACCTACTAAAGTTCTTGAATATGCTAAAAAAGGTGAACTTTATGATGATCTTATTAATCAGTTTAAAATTCGTTTGAGTATAGACGAAGGATTACTTGATAATGAAGTTAAAGAAATTCTTAAAGAAGCGAAAGACGAAATTCAAAAATTACGTAATGATTTGGATACGAAAATTTCTGAAGGTCTTGACGTTAAAAAAGATGCACAAGAAATGGCATCGGAGCTTTATTTGAGACAAAAATGTGATGGTTTGACTGAATCACAGAAAAAACATGTATTGAACATGCTTGACGGTATTGTTGAAAAAGCTGAAATTGATCGTAAATTCAAAATTATTATCGAAGCTTATGACGAAGATAACGACGATGATGATGATGATGATGATGACGATGATAAGAAAAAGAAAGGAAAGGGAAAAGTTGACATTGATGAAGGCGACGATGACGATGACGATGACGACAAAAAGAAAAAGAAAGAAGATGACGACGAGGATGACGACAAAAAGAAAAAGAAAGAAGATTTAGATGAAGAATCAAGCCCTTTCAGACAACATCTAAAACAATACGTACAAGTACTTAGAGAAAATAAAATATAAATTATTAATTGTTAAATCAATTAGGAGGAAAAAATAAAGATGGATATAAAAGACTTATTAAAAAAGTGGAAAGATATCCTTGATGAGGGCACTGGTTTTAAAACTGATAAAGTTAGAAAAACTACTGCTATCATGTTGGAGAATCAACATCAGTATATGACAGAAACAACCGGATATGCAACAGGTGCCGATAGTCTTGGTGCTGGTGATTATTCCACATCTGGAATGTTTCATAAAATAGCTGTACCTATGGTTCGTAGAACTTTTCCTGAATTGGTAGCACATCAACTTGTTGGTGTTCAACCTCTTACAGGTCCTGTTGGTCTTGCTTTTGCTTTGAGATTTAAAGCTGGTACGACTACTGGTGATTATACTGCAGGTACTACTGAACTTGGTTATAATACACTTGATGCAGACTATTCTGGATCATATGTAACATCTGCTGGTGAAACTCTTGGTTCAAAAGCTGGTTCCGGTGTTGGAAACGATATTGGTCTTGGTATTGGAACAGGAACACAAATTAGAGAAGTAAACTTAACAGTAGAAAAAGAGCAAGTTGAAGCTACAACTCGTAAACTTAGAAGCCGTTGGTCTCTTGAAGTTGCACAAGATTTGAAAGCTATGCACGGTCTTGAACTTGAAGAAGAAATGATGGATATTCTTTCTTACGAAATTACAGCTGAAATTGATAGAGAGCTTATTGCTGCTATTCAAACAACTGTAGATGGTGTAAGTGATTACGATACAGATTGGGATTTCTTGGCATCTGCACAAGGTATCAAGGGACGTTGGGAAATGGAACGTTATAGAGAGTTATATCATTACATTCTTCGTAGATCTCAAGATATTGCTGTAAACACAAGACGTGGTTCTGCTAACTGGATTGTAGGTAATCCAAGAGCCGTTGCTATTCTTGAAACATTAGCAGCTTTCACAATTGCTCCTGTAGCAACTGACGTTAATACAGCACCTACTGGTGTATCAAGAATTGGTTCACTTGATGGACGTATGACAGTATATCGTGATACTTTCCAATCATCAGATCAATTTATTTTAGGATATAAAGGCCCATCGGAATATGACACTGGTGTAATTTATCTACCTTATATTCAACTGTTGGCAAGTAAAGCAACTTTTGAAAATTCATTCCAACCAACAGTTGGATTGATGAGTAGATATGCTATTCATACTCATATCTTTGGTGCAAAAGAGTTCTATCAAATGATCTCTCTTTCAAATATACCTCAATAATCGTTAATTTGATTATTTAGGATGATAATTAAAAACCCACACTCGTTTCAAAACAAGTGTGGGTTTTTTTATTTACATTCCTTCTTTTTTCCAGAAATATATCATTGATAAACCACCACCAATAAATTCAATTCTATGCCAATTATACCATTCTTCCAATCTATCTTTCAATTTTTGCCAAGGATACTTATCAGGCATTACCATATGATGATATTCCATTGCTATTTTATTTATTTTAAGTAAATTATCATCGGATAAACCTTCAAATATTGGACCTTCAGCTCCTTCAGTATCAATTTTTAAGAAATCAATTTTCTCAATATCATTCTTTTCTATAAAATCATCAAAAGTAAAAGTAAAAACTGATTCAACTTCACCAGTTTTTGTGTAGTTTTTTTCTAATATAGAATGACCACCAGAATACTTATCAACATGCAAACTAACAACACCGTTTTTATTAGAAATAGCAATATTATATGGCGCACATTCTTCCGGTATATTTTGTAAAAGAGTATTAAAATTTTTCTTTTCAGGTTCTATCGAATATACAAGTTTAGCACCTTTACTTACAGCATAAGTACTAAAAACTCCTATATTAGCACCCATATCCACAACAACATCACCTTTTTGTATAACACATTCTTCATGTTCATAATCACCTCTTATAAAGATATCATGATAATCTATATCTTGATATTTAAAAGGTGGTTTAATAAAGTTTGAAGTTTTAAATAATGTAGCATAACAATGATTATGCTTAGTTTGATTTAAAACAATAAGTTTTGATTTATCATGTATAATTTTATCTTTATGATTAATCAAACCATGTCCACCAGGTTTTAATTTATTATACATTTGAGAAATATAATCTTTTATAACATACTTATCCATATGATTAAAAGTATTCCATGATATAATAAAATCCAATGAATTATTAGGAATTACATCCAACGAAATACCATTATTAATATAACTATTAACATCAGGAAAATTAAGTTTTAGTTTTTCTATTACTTTATCGTTAATATCAATAAGTGACAAATTATCACTGTATTCATTTAAATATTTTGTTATTTCACTACCATATCCAGGCCCAATTTCAAGAACATTACCTTTTATATGTTTACTGTATTGAGATATAAATGTCACATCTTCATCTGTGCTAGTTATTTTATCATCTTTATGTTTATAATCATATAAATTATCAATTTTTTTAATTGTATCATCTATTGCTTCAATAACCATATATGGAGTAATTGTTCGAGTGCATTCATAATTTTTACCTAATGGACACCATTTCCAATCCCCTTTATCAAAATCATGATTATGCCAACATCCATCACACACATTATCATTATGTAATCTAATACAATTATATCGAAATTCATAAAAAGGTTTTGTATGACCTGATATAAGTATAACAGGGACACCAACAGCCCATGCAAGCCAAGATAATCCAGAACTTGTACCAATAAAAAAATCACATTCTCTTAAATCTTTAATTCTATCATCTAATGGAAAATCTCCAGTTTTATCAATTACACCTGTTGGTTGGACATTGCCCATATAGTTACCTTTTTCTTTATTAATAAGTTTTACATTATATTTTTTATTTCTTAAATATTTAACAACATTATTCCATCCATTTTTATTATTCCAATATTTACATTGGCAAGTACTATGGACAGATATACAAACAGATTTACGCATATAATTCTCCTTTAATTTTTGTTTTTATTTCTTTATATTCAAGACCTAATATATCGGTACATACTTTTTGAAGTGGTATCTTTCTTGTATCCGTTACATTCATATTACTATCAAAAGTATCCCCAAAAATACCTATTTTATATGACACATATATGTCTTTAACAACATCACCAGGGTTAGCAAAAATTAACTTCTTATATTTGTCTTCAAATAAATTATTATGAAATGTAGAAACCACTACCTCACATTTATGATGTTCTCTAAACTCATCTATGAAAGGCATCCAAGCAATACTGTCTCCCAGCGACCTGCTGTCGAAAACTATATGTACTCTACGTTTAAGTAGGTTAAAATCACAGCTATTAATTAAAGTCTTATTATGATATACGTTTATTTTCCAGTTAGTGTACCATTTTCGAGAGCAAGCACACCAATGGTTGTTCTCGATCTGAGTTTTATATACTATACTATCATTGGATGTATCTATAAATTCTATATCATATAATTTTGAATCTTTACCTAATATTTCACATTTAGGTTGATTTGAGAAAGAATACTCTATTAAATTATTGTTTTCTATTACATTGTCTTTTTCTATTATTCTATTTTCATTAAAAACAATATCATCATAAAAATTCATTACTTTTTTAGTATATAAATCTACTGTACTGTCATTTTTCCCTAATTTATACTTCTTATTTTCCAAAAGTTTACAATCTTCATCAATATTATCCGATAAATAATTGAAAACGGCATCTGATATATAATCATATGCCTTTAAAGGTCTCACAAATATGGGTTTATTAAAT